CTTACGCCCATCACGTACTTTCTCCGGCTTCAGCCTATACTCGTACTGGTGTCTCGACGTATAATACGTCATTGACAATTCGCCCACCCAGGTGGCAGGCATCGCTATAGGGTAAGCAGCCATCTATGACTACGCCCCTAGCTTCGCTTCCCCATGCTGTTACCCATGGGTCGACTCCAGGATTCACTCCTACGAAGTGTAACAGATCCTTTAAACCACTCTCTCGGAAACCGTTCTTCATAAGTTGCAACAGTGGGTATTGCGAAAGGCAGCCTTTTTGAGGGTGTACTGCTAGCGCTTCGGTCACCGTCGAAACACCTACTGCTGTCTTCCTCGCCGCGTTAACAGCCTTCAAGTGTGACAATCCCGTCTCATTTGGTGAAAGCTCGGCCAATGCGCGTCCATACGACGCATTAATCATGGCTTGCTTTACACCGTGACCCAGAATTGACATACCCTCGCGCTCTACACGGTCGCAGTGGTGCTTCAGGTAATCCGCCGTAGCAAAACACCCAAAGGTCATGCGCAATCGCGCTCCCGGTTGCTCCTCCCTGATTTCCTCGAGCCAAATCTTCTTCACGCTTATCTGCCTACCTCTGACTGGACCGTCGTTGATAGCCACACGCCCATGAAGAATCTCGCGCACTATCGCACGGTTCAAGCCTGATACCCGTGTGACCGCGCTCACTAGCCCGTCTGCCATTTCCTCGTTCGCAGATCGCATTACTAGCGTCCAAGCATTCTGCGTCATCGTGCGCAACGCGGCAAGCGGCTCCATTTTGAACTCAGCTTGCCAATTTCCGCTCACTGTCGACGCTATTGCCCTTGCCAGATAACCCCAGACTATACCATGCCCGAATGCCATACGCAGAAATTCCGCTGTATATGGGCCTACGCTCTGTTTAGTCGGGTTCATCCTTAACGGACTCTCCTTGATCGCCATTAACACGTCCCCCGCAGCCTTCATGCTCTGTACGCACATATACACGTCGTCACCTACGTGTATGCTCGCGTATTTTTCATACTCTGGCACATATACCCTCAAGTATGCCGCATTCAGAATGCTATTAAGGAAGCTTGTCCCACGATGACCACTCATTAGCGTACCCGCCAATTCTCCCACACAACGTCCACCTACGTATACGAAACCGCCGTCTAAGCTACGCACCAGCTTATCTCCTAGCTGTTTGTCGTAGCCCGTGTGCCTAATAACCTCTTCAACCACCATCTGCAAGCTCTCGCTCGCGTGCTGGCTATTGAAATCGTCGTAGTCCAACATCACGTTGTAACTACCACGGGTCTGCAACCTTCGTATGCGCCTTACCATGCCTGAAGCGCCACCTTTACCTGGATCGAGCTCAACACGTTCACCGCGCCAAGCACTCTCTACCGGCCCTAGTAGGTGGCTAAATGCACAGTACGACACCGTATCTCCCGCGAATATCGTACGCGTCTTCCCTTGTTCTAGTTTGAGACTACCTGAATAGTAGCACGTACCAGACCAATCGCGTATTATATTCGCTTGTTTTTCCTC